AAACCGGAGAAATCTGATGAATAAACAAGTAATTATTTCTGACTGGATCAACAACCCTAACAGCCTGTTAAGCACTGATACTGGCTACCTATTACGCCATGTTAATGGTCGTATGGTCAAAAGCGATGAGCACGAAACCTTTTTCTTTGTTGAAGACGATGGGCGTATCTATGAGGATGGTTACTCTTATGAAGCCCAAACTGGTTGTATCCCTGCGGAGCTGGTGGACGTAACAGAAGATCTGCGTAAAGCATGGCTTGAACAGCAGCAGCGCGGAGATGATTACGTAAACACCTATCAGGAACGCCAGAACGCGCGTCTTGCCCGATATATTGCTCGTGCAGAAAAAGCCAGAAAAGAAGGTGCGGTAGCGCATAAGCGAGCGCATGACCTGTTGGATGTGATCCCGTTAGGCCAGCCGATTTTAGTTGACCATTATAGCGCGAAAGGCCATCGCCGCCGTTTGTCTAAAGCTGATGCGTTATTCAGAAAAGCGTTTGTTGAATGCGAAAGTAAAGCATCACACTACGAGAGCAAAGCCGCAGGTGTTGGTCGTAATGGAATTTCGTCTGATGATCCTGATGCGCTATTTAAGTTGCTTCGTAAGCTGCAAGGCTGCATGAAGTCACACGTCAAAATGAAGGCCGCAAATAAGGCCATTCGCAAATACAAAAAAGACCAATTACAGCAGCTTTCTGCATTAATCGATCTCAGGTTTACAGAAAGCGAAGCCAAAGAGTTACTGGCCGGAGATTTCTGTGGGCGCATCGGATTCCCTTCATACGCACTGAGCAACAATAACGCCGAGATCAAACGACTACAGAGCCGTATTAAGGAGCTTGAATCGGTCAAGTCTGTAACAGGAGCACAGCGCGAAGAATACGACGACTTTTCTATGAAGATAGATCCAGAGGATAACCGCATCCTGTTTTATTTCCCTGGCAAACCAGAGGCAAACATTCGTTCGCTGCTTAAATCACGCGCCTTTAAGTGGAGTCCAACCCGTAATGCATGGGTTCGCAAGATTACTCCAAATGCCCTGGCTGATGCCCGATATCTGAAAGAATCGCTATTGAAAGCCTGACAGTAAGCCTACGGCGGGATGTCTCCCGCCGTATATAGAATTATATATTTATATAAATGTATAAGGACGCCTCGACAATGAAACGCAAAATTATTAACCCCCAAGATGTGATTAATTTCCTGACCGATCACCCATGTTCAAAAGTGGACGTAATCGCGGAGCACATTGGTGTGTCGCAGAACTCTATGCGTTGCAGACTGAGAAGCATGGTTGCCGAAGGACAGATAACAACCAGGAAAATAAATGGTTGCCTGTACTACTCCGCTAAACCGGAATTGCCATTTGGCATGAATCCTAACTCCATGTTGTTTAACACCTTATTAGCCAAAGTTAAGCCGTTGAGAGGGGCTGTGGCATGAGCATCAAAACCCATACCGGAATAATCATCACCATTGATGGTGAGAAAAAAGTGAAGTTACGCGAAACGCCGACAACCTGGTGTGTTGGTCCGAAAGAAACATATCGCAAGGAAGATGGCCGTCGTTGTGGCGCACCACTTTCCCGCCGTCGCCTCCTTTTGAGCACGATAAAACCTATCGGGCAGGTTGAGCAACCAACGACTTTGGTAACGAAGATTTCAGACAAGAGTCTGGCAAACCTGATCGCTGATGCGGACAAGGTGCTGGAGCGAAACACCCCCGTTGCAGATGAGGAATGGTGGCAGGATTTCCGAGCCGCAATGCTAGAGCTTCAGGAACGTCGTCGGGAGGAGTTGAAGTGAGTGGATCAAATTGTCGAATTAATGGCAATCGAATAGAGCCGTGTGCTGCATTGGCAAAGTCTCTTGAGCACGATGCTGAATGCTCAGTAAGAAAAGGCTTACTGCTATACAAAATCTGGAATGAGAGTTTAACCCGTGGACCTGATTTGGTGATGTTGCGTTCCGGTGAGTTTTCTAAATCACCTATTCGAGTCTCATTTTGCCCATTCTGTGGTGAAAGTCTGAAAACGTGGGAAGCGGAGGCAACCAGTGAATAACCGCTTTTACATGATGTGCTTGCGTGAAACTGTGGGTAATAACGCCTCATTCCATTGCCATAACGGCAATGGTTACAGTTCTGATATCGATCGCGCTCATATTTACACGCTGGAAGAAGCCCAAAAAGCCTGGAATTGTGGGCGAGATATCGATCAGCCTGTTTGTGCCGATAGTGTGGATGCAATGGCTGTGTGGCACGTTGATTGCCAGTACATCCCTACAGAAAGCCTGATTGAGTCAGATTGCACTGAGTATGTGGCCTACAAAAAAGGTAGCTGGAACGGCAACGATGTTTACTGGCTTCAACACGGTGGATTGCCAACAGATGACTTCAGTAAAGCGACCATCTTTAGCTTCGCCAACAAAAACGAACCAGGAATAGTTTGGTTGCCATTTTCCATTGCTGATGCAGCAAAGCGCCGGACGTTCAATATCAATAACTTTAACCGCAGAACAATGGTTCAGGGCGCAGGTTTGGTCATGCCTGACTGGTTGAAAGAGCAGAACAGAAGAAAGAAGTCGCGAAGCGGGAAGGTGCGTTGGAATTGTCCGCATTGCGGAAAAATAACCTGGCAGTACAGCCCATATGATTTTGAAGGCTGTCGTGATTACAACTGTGAAGGATGGCGAGAATGACAATTGACTATCAGGTACTGCGTGAGGCGGCAGAAAAGGCAACACCAGACGAATGGGTCGCATTTATTTCGACGGATACTGGTACTTATGCGGTGCACACGCCCGGTGATGAACGATGTGAAGACGTTATCAAATGGACCGGCTTTGATGGACAGAAAAATGCAGAGAACAACGCTCGTTATGTTGCCGCGTTCAACCCAAAGGTTGCACTGGAGCTGCTTGGTGAAATTAAGCGCCTGGAGGACACAAATATTGATGCTATGTGTCGAATTGCAGAGCTTGAGACTAATCTCGCGGCGCTGGCGGCGGAGAATGAACTGGCTCGTAAGGCAGTTCAGGCATTCTGCGATGTTGTTGGCGACAACACCGAGGTTATCGCTGAGGAGGTTGGGCGAGATGGCGTTCTGGTTATTTTGGAGGCCATGAAGGCAACAGGAAATATTCCAGCCACCGATGCTTTTCTGGCTGAAATTCGTGCGGAAGCACGCAACGAGGGGATTAACTATACCGCCAGCCGTCTTGCTGCTGCGTTCAATCACGGATTTATCAATAAGTCTTTGCGTGAAGTTTTCGACGTTACACGCATGATTTTGTCAGCGAAAGAAGAGTTGGCTAATGAAGCGCATCCGATTGATGGCCTGTCTGGTGAATATGCGGAGAAATCCCTTGAAGAATGGGCGGAACAGATTCGTAAAGGAGGCGACAAGTGAGCAATTTAGCGAGGCTACGAGCAGTATTTAGATATTCAGAGCGGGTAATGAAGCACATACAACCGAAAACATGGCAGAAACTGGACTCTATGGGAGTTAAGTTGGAGAAGATTACTCAACTTAAGCAGTGGCATATCGGCGAATATTATGGAAGTCCTGGTCGGGATGTTCGGTTGGTCAAAAGTTAAGTATTGTTTTTTTATCGATCGATTAACCACATTGTGAAGGTTTTTTTATGGGGAAACCTTGTTTTAGGTGGTAACTGGGTGTAGTGTTTCATTTAACGTAGTAAAACTGCGTTAAGCGATTACCGCGTAATTTGTTGCTTTATGAAGCCCTGCCTTTTTCGGCGGGGCTTTTTTTTTAACGAGGATTTCAATGTCAGCAGAACCAATTTCCGGTACGGCCGTTGCTGCTGGTGGCCTGATGGGTGCCAGCGTTTTTGGTATTGCAACTGGTATTGATTACGGCGTTGTATTCGGGGCATTTGCTGGCGCTGTTTTCTATGTTGCTACAGCGGTGAATATTAGCCGTCTCAAGCTGATTGGCTATTTCTTTACATCGTTCATTGTTGGAGTGATTGGAGCGCCGTTAGTTGGCTCATTTCTTGCCAAATGGACCAGCTACAACGATCGTCCTCTTGATGCGCTTGGTGCGGTTATTGTGGCTGCATTGACAATTAAAATCCTCACGTTCGTAAACAGCCAGGATCTCGGTAGCATCTTTGGAATGCTTTCCCGCTTACGTGGAGGGGGTTCAAATGGTAAGCAGTGACCCGTCAGCACTGATTAATGCGGTGCTTTGCACAGTAATAGTAATGGCGCTGATGCTTTATCGACGGAAAGACTCCAGGCATCGTCCATTTGTTTCCTTTCTGGCTTATATCTACGTCATTGTATACGCCAATGTTCCCTTCCGTTATGTGTTCGGTCTTTATCAAGAATCCCACTGGCTGGTGGTTATTGGAAATCTGATTATCTGCATCGTTGTTCTGTATTTCAGGGGCAATCTGGCGCGGATAGTTGACGCATTAGGGTTTAATCATGACCAAAGATGAGATTTTTAACAGCATTCTTGGGAAAGAGGGCGGTTATGTTGATCACCCTGACGACAAGGGAGGCCCAACAAAGTGGGGCATTACTCAGAACACTGCCCGTGCTCATGGATACCGTGGCGATATGCGCGATTTAACTCGCGAACAGGCACTGGAAATCCTTGAGGCTGATTACTGGTACGGACCACGCTTTGATCAGGTGGCCGCATTATCCTCTGATATTGCTGCAGAGCTGTGTGACACGGGGGTGAACATGGGGCCAACAGTGGCGTCAAAAATGCTTCAACGCTGGCTGAATGTGTTCAACCTGCGCGGGAAGCTGTATCCCGATTTGGATGCAGACGGACGAATCGGTCCACGTACCATTAATGCGCTGCGTGCTTATCTTGGGAATCGGGGAAAAGACGGCGAACGGGTGATGCTGACGTCGCTGAACTGTACGCAGGGCGAACGCTATCTGGAGTTGGCGGAGAAGCGCGAGGCGAATGAGTCGTTTGTCTACGGCTGGATGAAAGAGCGAGTGGTGGTATGACTGGTTTGAAGGCCGTTTTGTCATTTATTGGCACAATTATATTGGTTGCATTCGGCGCGTTTGGTTTTGGTCGTATGAAGGGGCGAGAAAAGGCCGAAGATGAAGCTGAAAAGCAGCGCATTAATGAGAATGCAGCCGCCGTAAAAGCCACTGCGGAGCGGCGTATAGAAGTGACAAAAGAGGTGGGCAATGTACAGCAGAGTGTTAACCATATGGCTGATGACGATGTTGATCGCGAGCTGCGGGAGTCGTGGAAGCGTCCCGGTGGTGGTTGATACCGCCTGTGATTGGGTAAAGCCCATCTACCTGACTGATCACGATATCGATGTTATGGACCGCCAGACAAAGAAAGATATTCTGGCTCATAACAGGGCATGGGAAATCAACTGTCCAAAGTAATATATATTTCTATAATTATATAAATATATAGTTACAACATTCTATGCGCTTTTCTCATTAGCGCACGCATCAACCATGTTTGTCTGATATGCCGCCGCGCCCAAAAATCCTGAATTTATTGGCTGGGATTTTCGTGCGCGGCGCCACACCAGACAAACAAATCAAATATGGCCCCTTAGCTCAGTGGTTAGAGCAGGCGACTCATAATCGCACGGTCATCGGTTCAAGTCCGGTAGGGGCCACCAATTCACTCTCACACATAAAGATAAGCGCGGTGGAGTTACTTCTTCGTGCTCATCTTTATGTGTGCCTGGTGCACATTTCGGGAAGCCGTTGGTTAGTGAGTACAGGCAGGGCCTGTTATCCGCAAAGGGGTAAAAGCTGGAGCGGCACGGAACTGTAGCCGTGTTACCAAAACAGCGTTGTCGGGCGATATCCGGCACACAACAGGCAAGGGCATTAATCAGTCTGGTTAGTGCCCTTTTCGTTGTGTCTGCTGTAGAGCTGGCCAGCGTTATGACTGCCGGAGATAAGCGCCGGAGGCACAACTAACATGGAGGCAATTGCATTGTTTAATCTGATTTATGCAGATCCCCCCTGGGAATACAAAGATAAGTGTAAGGATGGGAATCGTGGAGCTGGTTTTAAGTATCCAACGATGAAAGCTGAGGATATTGCTCGTATTCCTGTCTGGCAGCTTGCTAATCCTGAATCGTGTTTGTTGGCCATGTGGTGGGTTCCGACTCAGCCAGAAGAAGCGTTGCTGGTGGTGAAAGCATGGGGATTCAGGCTTATGACCATGAAGGGCTTCACATGGAACAAATGTGGTAGCCGACAACCAGATAAGCTGGTGATGGGGATGGGGCATATGACTCGTGCAAACAGTGAAGATTGCTTGTTTGCGGTAAAAGGCAAATTGCCGACCCGCCTTGATGCGGGGATCATTCAGTCGTTTACATCGCCTCGTCTGGAGCATTCTCGGAAGCCTGATGTGGTTCGTGACAAGCTGGTAAGGCTGTTAGGTGATGTTCCTCGTATTGAGCTGTTTGCTCGCGGTGATTTACCTGATGGTTGGCATGGCTGGGGCAACCAGTGCAATGGAGGTATCCAGTTGCATGATGCTCTCTGGCAAGTGGCATAGAATTATATAATTATAGATTT